TTGATGCGCCAGAAGCCGCGGCCCACCTTCACGCCGCGCTCGTACGCCCACTGGCGCGCGAGCGGCGCCCGGCTCGCCACCTCGATGTGGCGAATGAGCCCCTGCAGCACCTCGGCGGTGTCGTCGTCGGCGTCTTCCGAATCGGCGTGAATGTTGATAGCCAGATGCGCGTTGCGCATTTGGTTGATGATGAGCTGCACCGGCTGGTCGAGTTTGTTGATCGTCAACATGGGGCGCGCCGGGATAGGCACGCCGTCGACCACCTGCCCGCCGCGGGCCGCTTTCACGTCGTCGGCCCACTGGTCACCCGCGTCGAAGCGCAGGTCTTCCAGCTCGCGGCGCCGCTGCTCGTTCTCCGCGTTCGAGACGAGCGTGAACCGTGCGCGGATGGTCTGGACGATGTCGGTGCGGTCCGCCATGTGTTACGCCGTTGCCCCAGTGCCGGCGTCGGGCGCCGGCGCCGCGTCGGAATGCGGCGCACACGCGTCGAGGCGCGCGTGCATCGCCGCGATGGCCGCCGTGTGCTGGTCGATGATGGTGATCATCAGCCCGAATGCCTGCTTGATGTCGCGGAAGTCTTTCTGCATGCCGCGCAGCCGCTGTGCTGTGTCCGCCACTAGCCCCCCATCCACCCCGTCTCCGACAGCCGATGGCTGCGAGACGGTCTGGTGTACGCATTCTCAGGCTTTTGCGCCGGTGTGTGATGCCAAATTGCCAGATACCGGAAGGAATCTGACGCGTGAGACGCCCAGTCGTGGACTGGTGTTGCCCGAAACTCGCCGAGACGCGAGTTGAAGTCGCGCCGGTAGTGCTGGAGCGCTTCGAGCCCACGCTCGGTCTTCTGCGCGTCGAACCAACATTTCGGCAGCAGCATCCGCACGGCGTGGATGCCCTCTTCGAGCTCCCCATCGACGCCGCGGTGCAGCCGCGGGACCGTTTTAAACTTGATGCCGAGGCTGGCGGCCACCTCCAGCCGGCTGCGGCCGGTGCCCAGCTCGCGCACTTGGATGTCGTGCGGCGCCCAGTGCGTGCGGTACGTGTACCCGCGGCGCTGCAGCACCTGCGCGTAGTGCGGGAGCCCTTCCCCAGACGCTTCGTAGTAGTCGATCAGCCGGATTTCCCCGCCGCGGAGCGTCTGCGAAAACCAGATGCTGGTGGCGTCCCCCACGCCCAAGTCCCACGTCGTGTCGACCGGCAGCACCGGGTCGTAATTCACGGTCCCGACGCGGCCTTCCGCGCGCGCCGCGTCGATCTCTGGGCCGTAAATGGACCCGCGAACCGCGGCGGTGAACGAACACTCGAATTCCTGCGCGTACTCGTCCGCTGTCATCGCGTCGCGGGCGCCGGCCAGCTCGTCCGGGGCCAGAATGCCCGTCTCCGACGCCTTGAAGCACAGGTACGCCCACTCGCCCGTCTCGTCCGCCTGCGCCTGCTTCGCGGCCTCGTGGAACTGGTTGTGCCCGTTCGGCGTGCCCAAGAACAACGCCCACCCGCGGCGGTCCGCCAACGCCGGACGCAGCACCTCCGAGAACACGTTGCCGGCCTGCATCCCGTACTCGTCGAGCACGAGCCCGTCGAAGTACACCCCGCGCAAGCTGTCCGGCTGGTCCGCTCCGAATAATTGAATGCGCCGTTCGCCCGGCAGGTTGCACACTAACTCCGATTCCCGGTGCTCGACGCCCGGGATGTCCCGGGTGTACGCCTTCAGGTAGTCCCACGCCACCAGCCGGCTCTGCCGGTACGTCGGCCCCACGTACGCGAAGCGCGGCCTCGGCTTCTGACACTCCAGTGCCGCCACAATAAGATGCACCAGCGCCGCCACCGTCTTCCCCATGCGCCGGTGGCACACCGCCACCGTCCACCGATGCGACTCAATCGCCCGGTGCAGCGCGACCTGCTGCGGACGCGGGCGGTACCCAAGGTCTATCGTACTCATACGTCAGTATCCTAAAACCGGGGGCTGTGCGGAGCGGTGATCTCCGGCTCCAGACCCGGACCCTCGGGTGGCCCCGAGCCCCCCGTGACCACCCCAAAAACGCACCCGCAGCCGAATTCTCGGGCCAGAGATGCCCGGCCTTAAAGCGTTGATACCCAACGGGTTGCGGGCTCGGGTCGCCCTTGGCCCAGCCAGCCAGCGAGCCCCATGACCACGGCCCGCTTAGTTAACATAATGTGCATTATCGGACATCAGGCATAGCCAAGCGCCGGTAACCCATTGCATTCCTTAGAGTTACATCTGCGCCCTCACCACGCTTTGACCACGGTGACCTGCGCCACGGCCATCTGACCGTCGAGATTGACCTGCTGCGCAGGCCGGCCGTACGCGTAGTGCCACAGGAGCGTCTCTAAGTTCGGCGCGCGCCCCTCCAGTAGGCGCTGTTCGACAGACTTGAGGTACGCCGGGTCGCTCACAAGCTTGCGAGACAGCCTGCGAGCAGCCCTGCCGATGTGGTTGCCCGTGCCCTTCTGGCGCCCGCCGATGCGCCCGACGCGCTTGCCGGCCGCGACCGCTTCGAGCTCCTCGTCGGTCAGCGCGTCGAGCACGTCCGGCACAACGGCCGGCACCGCCGCAGCGGCCACCGTCAGCTCATCCGGGCGGCCCGAGCGCGCCGTGTGTACACCGGAGTCGGCCAAATGGGCAGGTTTGGGTTCTGGCATGGTCCGCAGTCTACCGCGTCGGTGGTCTGTCGTCTAGCGCCAGACAGCCCCGTTGCGGCCCCTGCGGGGCTATCTGGGGCTATGTGGCGCCCTGTCTGCGGCTATTCCATTCTCTCAGGGGTTGGGCCTGCTGGGGAGGCTGGGAGGGGCGGGGCAGGCGGGGCAGCGAGGCGTGGGGCGGGCCTCGACGGGCCCGAAGCCGGGCCGGCCGACATCCCAGCGCGAGCCGCAGGTGGTGCAGGTGTAGCGCGTCATCAGGCCAGACTACCCCAGACCACAAGATATAGGGGGGCTCGAGACCATCGTCACCATATTATGTGGGATACGATTCCAGCGAGCTGGTATATTCTTCTCTGGTCGGTCGGCACTACCGCCGCCGCAATAAAAGCGAGAGACACTATGACTTCTTACGAACCCACGATCGTGAAAATCCTCGCCGAAGCCAAGCGAGCTGGGCTCAAGGTGACGAAAGCCGCCGCCCGCGTCAACAGTTCAGCGGCCTACCACGTAGAGGGGCACGTCGGCCTATTCACGAAACACGGACTGACGGAACTGCTGGAAGCGGGGCGCTAACCATGGAACGCTTCATCATCACCCCCGAAAACCTCACCCGCGCACAGATTTTGGCGCTCCGCGCCGAAGCGTTTTCCGCTGGCGATGTGTCCTGTGCCGACCTGTGCGATCAGGCTTTGATGGGCATCGAGTCAGCCCGTGAGCGAGTGGCCGCACTGTGCCGGATATTTTTGACAGGTGCGGCGCGTACGTACTGGGGTGTCTGAATTCAGCGCGGGAGACGCACATGACGTACACATACAAGACTCAGAGCTGCTCACGATGCGGGGGGCGACCCCTTGAGTGCGCCAATGCCGCCGACGGCGGAGTCTACATCACGCTCTGTGGCGACACGCCTGTCTCAGAGCACGGGTGTCTCGAAGACGCCATCGAGTCCACCGACGTCCTAGCGCACGGCGGAGCATGGTCGCAGGAGACGTGCTACGCGCCGGCCGGCAGGCCCGACGCCCTGCGCATCGTCGCGCGGCGCCCGGTGCGCTGGAGCGTCGAGCGCTGGCGACTGATTGACCGCGGCCAGTACGTCGTCGACGCCGTCGAGGCCGAATGGTCGAGTGGAGAACGCGTGAGATAGCCCAAACCACAAGATGTAGGGGCGCCCACACACGGCGTCACTACATTATGTGGGGTACAGATTCCAGCGCGCTGGTATAGACTTAGTGTGTTGGTTGGCGATGGGCGCCGCCGCAGGACTGGGAGACACCGATGGCAAAGAAGCAGACCCTCACCGTGACCACCGACGCCGGCACTTTCACGCGCACCACGGCGCGCACTTACAGCCACATCGTGGTCGTCGCCAACGAGCGGCATGAGGCGCTTGAGGCTCGGCGCGTCAGCAACAATGCACACATTCGACGAGCCCTCAAGCAGTACCTCGAAATTGTGCGTACGGGCATTAACCCGGAGGACCGTACCGAGTGGAGCCGTGGGAACACCGCAAAACGGATCGCCGATGGCAGCTACGCCAATTGGATCTCGGAACTGCAGCAAAAATTGGCCGAGAGCACGCCGATCACGGCCGACGTCGCCACCGATTTGAGCGTGCTCGGGTGGTGCGGACGGCTCGACCTTGCGGTGAAGCTGGCCGCCGGTGAGGAGGGGCGCCGGTATCGCGACGTCCGCATCTACGCGCTCGACGGCACACGCGTCCAGTAACGTCCACGAGCCCGGGCTTCGGCCCGGGCCTTCACCACAAGCCGCAGGACTAGGAGACACGCACATGAGCCGCTACAACCTCTTCACCTTCGACATTGAACAGCCGTCCGAATTGGAATCGCTGTCGGCGCACCTGAGCGTCCTGCGCAATGAATACGATTTGATTGGCGCGGCCACGCTGGTCCAAGTCTGCAAGCCGCTGACGCTGCCCGAGATTGTTCGCCGCGACGTGGAGAAGGCAGTGTCGCGCTGGCTGGCCGAAGACAGCACGCGCTGGGCGTACGAGGGCGGCCATCACATCGCGCTGTTCATCACGCCGCGCGGCGAGTCGCGGGTGACGACCCCGCGCGTCGCGATCATTGGGTTTCCGCGCTAACGTCACACGCCCGGGCTTCGGCCCGGGCCTTCATCTGGGAGGTATTACGATGTACACAGTTAACAACATCGGTCTGGAAATGATCCGGCACTACATCTGGTCGGAAACGTCGCTACCATACGAACCACGCTATATCGACGCATGGGCGCGTGGTGCGGAAGATGTCGCGAATGCCGGCGCGCTTGCCCAGAACGGGCGTATTGACCTCGAAGTGTCAGCCCGTTGGACACATACGGGACAAATCGGGCATATCGAATTGCCGCTGGCCGCGTTCGACGTGGCCGACATCATCGAAGAGCAGGAGGTGTCGTGATGTGCCCCGAATGTGGCCGCGACGATGCCGGCGACGCCGAGACGGGGTACGCCGGCGAGGATTATTGCAGCGCGGCCTGCGAAGAGGCGGCGCGCGAGCGAGAGGAGGATGACGCATGTACTACGCGCTCCACACCGTGACCGTGCCCGGGCTCGACGGCGCCGGGCTCGTGCTCATCACATGTACGACGCGCGCGGAGCGAGACCGCTACGTCCGGTTCCACCCAGACGCGCGGCCTCTCGCGGCGCGCGCGGCCGCACGCCTGCGGAAGACCGGACGCACAGCCATCGGCCGGGACTATTTGAGCCTGTCGACCGTGCAATCCGCCCTCGTCGACGCCTGACCACCACGCCCGGGCCTCGTGCCCGGGCCTTTCACTGGGAGACGCACATGACACACTACGAATGTATTGCCGCGGCACGCGCGTGGATGCAGCCAGAGGCGCATCGCGCGCTCGCGCTGGCCGCGTGCCTCCCCGCCGGCGCGCTACTTGGTACACTCGCAGCATGGCTGCGCCTATTCAAGGATTGATACTCACGCTGCAGCGGTCGCCCAGCGTCGACGGCGCCACCTTCGGGCGTCTCCACGTCGACGGGCGACTACTGTGCGACACGCTTGAAGATGCTGTACACGGTGGCCCGAAAGTTCAGGGGTCGACCGCCATCCCCGCCGGCACATACTCACTCGATCTCACATACTCGCCGCGCTTCAAGCGCGTGCTGCCGCTCGTGCATGACGTGCCCGGCTTCGCTGGCGTGCGTATTCATGCCGGCAATACGATTGCCGACACCGAGGGATGCATTCTGGTCGGCACGCGCGCGCGAGACAAACTGGTGCGGTCGCGGTTGATGGTCGATGCGCTGGTGCAGGTGTTGGAGCGGGCAGGCGGCCCCGTGTCGCTACATGTCGTCGACGCCCAGCCGGCAGGAGAGGGCGCCGCAGAGCAGCATAACCTGCGCCTCCCACCGGCCGGGCGGCGGCCCGCGCGCTGACGCTGTCCGGCTTCGCGCGCGGCGAGGGCGAAAGACAGCAAGAGGCGCCCGACCGCACCACCGAGTCTACACGAGACCGACAACGTGCCAGCCGTCTGGCCCCGGTCGCTCGACCGTCACGCCGGCGAGGCGCCCCGCGTCGTCTCGTGCGTCAGCGTCGCCGGACAGCCGGACGCGCGCGGCGTGGACGTCGCGGTGGCACCTCGCGCAGAGCAGCAGCACGTTCGCCGGCGTGTGCCGGCCGCCCAGACTGCGGTATCGCAAGTGGTGATGATGATGCCCCGCCGCGAAGGCGCCGCAGAGCCTACAGGCGCGTCGATCTCTCAGGTCGACGTCCTTGTAGCAGCCCGCCTGCGCTCGTCGCTCCTGCGCCCTCCTAGCGTCCTTGGCGGGGCTGCTGCGCGGCACGGCCGGCCTCGGCGGCCTTCAGCCGTCGTTCGAGCTCGGTGATGCGCTGCTGGAGGGCGAGCGCGACGTTGCGATAGTGCTCCGCGTTGTACTGTTCAGTGTCGCGCGCGATGCGCTCGTACTCAGTCACGTCGTTCTCCGCGGCGGGGGGATGTAGCAGTCGAGGCTGACGGCGGCCCATCGACTGACGCGTTCGATGTAGTCACTCATCTCTTCGTCGCTTAAGTCCGTCGTCGAGCGGTCGTCCAGATGTCTCCACCGCAGCACGCGGTGCATCTCATCGTGCTCGTAGCCACAGTACTCAGCCAGCGTCGGGACGACGACCGACCAGTAGTAGCGCAACCTCGGCATCCTGCGCGCCTTCGCACTGCGAGCGGTCGCCACGCGCACGAGGATGTCGATGTCGCGGCCGGCGTGCGCTGCGAGAAACGCGCGCAAGCGGTCGCCGTCGTCAAACGACAGTTCTCGACCATCGTCCGACACGCGGCCGGTGTACTCAGAGCGAGCCATAGCGTCTCACCGTCTGACACATGGCGCACGCGTAACGACCCGGGCCGACGCGTTGATGCGCCGTGTGAGTGAGCGTGCGCAGCATGTGAGTGATGTGCTCATGCGCTTGTGCCCCGGGCGTGATGAGGCGGCGCACCTCCTCCACTTGCTCGTCAAGCAGGGGCCGGTGCGGGTTGCACCGACCCTCGCAGACAAGTTGATACTCAGAACGGGACATCGAAGTCGTCGGCCGGCGCGGGCGCCGGCTTGTCCTGCGTCCGCGCGCGCAGGATACGGAAGTCGGGGCTCTTCGGGTTTTTCTTGTTGTCGTTGCGGAAGACAACGACCGGCACATCGCCGATCTTCCCCGTCCAGAATTCGCCGCGCGCGCCCTGCTTCACCCACAGGGCGCCCATCTCCTCGTCGCGCTCGTGCTTCATACTGTCCATGTCGACCACTCCTCTGCGTCCCTCGCGACATCCGAGAGGAACGTGTCTAGTGCGTGCGTGTACTCCTCGACCGGCAGGAGCGCCGGCAGGACGGTCACGATGAAGAGCTGCAGGTGCTCGGGCATGTCCGGGTGATACGACACGAAGTCGCATGAGTCGGCGCCAGTCACGAGCAGATTGTGCAGCACCTGCGCTTCGTATGCCGCAGGCAGGCGCGCGTCACGCAGCCACTTTAAGTGATTCTTCGCGCCGGGACACTTGATCTCAATGATCTTGCGAATAGGGCCAGCGATGTGTCCATCGATGCTGCATCCGACCCACGGCCGCGTCGTCGAACGGAGGAACCCACTCTCGACGACCATGTAGCCCGTGTGCTGTTCGTACGCCGCGCGAGCGTACGGCTCCAACAGCGTGCCTCGCTTCATCGCCGCATTCTCGAAAAACTCTTCCTGCGGTTTGCCGGTCAAGCGCTCTGCCACGAGCTGCGCGCGGTAGTCTTCTCGGCTCGCAGCCGGCTTGCCGCTCTTCAGCGTCGCGCGCACATCGTCGGCGCGCGAGCCGGTGACATGTCCAGCACGCGCATGGAGCCACTCCGGTGAGCCCTGCGGCACACAGATCTCCTCGAACGCACGCTGCATTACTCGCCCCCTTTTGCGTCCGCAGCGGTCGCCGCGGCTTTGACGACGCCCCATCGAACTTTGTCGGTAGTCGTCGCGTAGCGTCGCTGCTCAAAACTCGCGGCCTTGAATTCACTTTGCAGCGCGGCGAGACCCTTGGTCGCCACTCGCTGCATTGTCGACAGCCACGAGTCGTACCCGTCCGGCTTCGTCGCTGTCGCCTTGGGCACGTTTGCCTTCGGCGCCGGCGCCGCATGGTCACCGCGGCCCTCCGCAGTTTCCGCGTCATTGTCCGTCTGATAGACGCCCACGAACGCGGCCAGCGCGTAGCGGCGGCCGTACGAGATGCACGACCCGAGCGCCTGCGGACCGTCGTCTTTCGGCTTCAGGTGCAGGTCATCGGCGAACCATTGCCCGGACGCGTGGACGAGCATCGTACTGACGCGCACGCCCTGCGCGTCTGCGCCCGCCGACTGCACGATCGCGAGACCATTAACAGACAGGGCGTCGCGGCACGCGTCCCAGACAGACTGCAGGTCTGCATACGTAGACTTGTAGAACGGGTTGGCCGAGTCGCGCTGCGCGCCGCGCACAGCGGCCTGCGCTTTCGACAACGCGGCGGCAATGTCGTGAATGTGCTCAGAGTGTGTCATCGGAGTCTCCCAGTGCGCGGCGTCCATCGCCGCGAGTCAACATTGTACTACAGCCGTACGCGCGCGCAAGCGCTTCGACGACAACCGCCGGGCCGTACGTGTCGCACACGCGCTGTGGTTCGACCGCGTCAGCAGAGTCCCACGAATCGACAAGCTGCGCCGCAAGCGTGCGCAACACGAGCGCGAGACCGTCTCGCGGACGCAGGCGTCGAGAGCAGTCGACTGAATCGCGCAGCAAGTCGTTAAGTGTGACGCCGGGCAATGTCGGCTCCTTCATCGTGAGCGGCTCACCCGCGCTTTCGCCGACGCATCCAACTTGGCCGAGCCCCACACATTGCTGATGCTGGCCGAGCCCCCCACATCGCTGATGCTGGCCGAGCCCCTCACGCTGCTGATGCTGGCCGAGCCCCACACACCGATGATGCTGGCCGAGTCCCACACGCCGCTGATGCGGGCCGAGTCCCACACGCTGCTGATGCTGGCCGAGCCCCCCACATTGCTGATGCTGGCCGAGCCCCACACACCGATGATGCTGGCCGAGTCCTGCACGCGCACGATGCGCCCATACCGAACATCTCGGATCTTCGACGCGCCCGCGATGATCCAGCAGCCGTCCACGATGAGTTGACGGTCCACGTCCTTCAGCACCATGCGCTGCGCGATCGCACGCGTGGCGGCTTCGGCCTGCGCTTCCACGTCGTCGGTCAACCACACCGGCTTCACGTCCTCATCAATCCGCCAGCGCCACGTTGCCGCATCGGTCCAATCCGTCGTCGGCGTGAGTTCCGCTTTAACGAAGTGATGCACAAACTCGTCGTTGTCAGGCATCTCAAAATAGCGCACGAGATCGCTGTGGGAGTCGAGCATCGGGTGATGACGCACGCTGCCGTCCCGCAGCACCAGCACGCTCAGAAAGTTGCACATCGCTCTATTCCTCTCAGTAGACCCGCGGCGGCGCCCATCGCCGACCGACCAGAGAAGAATATACCAACTCGCTGGAATCGTATCCCACATAATGTAGGAACGCCGCATAACCGTGCCACTAGATGTGGTGGTCAGGCGTCGACGAGGGCGGATTGCACGGTCATCGCACCACGACCCTTCTCCATTCGTTCTCGGGGCGCCCGTTCGACAGGCGCCGGCGAACCCGGTGCTCCAGACGCCCGCGCTGCGCCCACCGCGAAAGCAAGGACGAGGCGGTCGCTGTGCCGCACCCGATGCGCTGAGACACTTCCGACGCCGTGCGCCACTCATCAGCACTAGTCGCGCTGAACACCAACTCTGTCAGCGCGCCCTTCGGCCGGCGCGCGTCTGGGGTGATGGGCTCGTAGAACTGGCGCCACGTCGCGCCTGACCACACACTTTCCAGTTTGATATACTGTGACATCTGTGTTGCCTCCCAGTGACCAGTGCGCCCGGCTCCTCTTCGGAGGGCCGGGCGTTTTTCCGTTTCAGTCTTCGACTGCCTGATACCCTTGCGCGATCATGCGCTCGACCTCCGCGCGGTGGATGCGCACGAGGCCGCGGCCACCGGCAATGACGATGCGGTGGACTGGGATGTGTCTCATCGTCACCCATTTGCGAATCGTCTGATGCTGCACTTGCAGGATGTCAGCGACCTGCCGCATCGTCAGCAAGTCGGGCATCATCGCAATGGAAATGGGTTTCGGGTCGTACGGGGCTTTGCGTCCGGACATCAGTATCTCGCTCGTAACACGCGGCGCAGTACATGCGCCCGGCGTGCGCCCACGCGGGCTCGTTGAATGTGTGCAGCACGCCGCAACAGCGCGCGCATTGCTCACGCATGACCGCGCGCGCGCGCCCATCTCGTCTCGATGGCCTTCCGCGCTTGCGCCCGGCGCTGCTCGGGCGTCTGCTTGTCCGCGCGCGCGCGGCCAGCACGGCTCCACATCGCAGTCGCGTCGAGTCCGACAGAGCTGAGATACCAGAGCGCCTCGTCTACCGTCATCCGCTTCGTCTGTGCGAAAACTTCGACGCGCTCTCGGAGCGTCGCCGGCATGATCGTGTTTGACACTTGTCACCTCCAGCCGCACATTGTACCCCACGCGTACGCGCGCATCAACTTCCATGTTCGCGCTTGCGCCGCGATTCGATGTGTGACATAAACAACAACGCCCCGGGTGTGACAAGCACCCGAGGCGTTGAGACGCAGAGGTGCCGGAAACACCTGAGCGACTGTGCGGATTCTATCATCCGCGTGTCCATCAGCCTTCCATCAACACCTTGCGGTCGCAATGAAGGCCGGGTCAGCCGGTTGAACATTGCGGCCAGTCACTACACCCCGGGGCCGAGCGTTCGTCGGTGGAGGGTCGCCCGCGCGGTGGCGAGATCAAGGTGTAGCGGCTGTCAGTGCTCTGACGACTGACCGACGACCGACCGAGAAGATCTAGATCTTTGAGGGAGGGAGGAGGGAGGGAGGAGGGGAGGCGGGGAAGGTGTGCCCGTAGTTCTTTCTGTTTCGTGCTTGCTGGGAGGCAATGAACATGGTGGATGAATTCGAGACGTTCTGGCGCGCGTACCCGCGCAAAGTCGGCAAAGGCCCGGCGCGTAAGGCATTCGTGAAAGCGCGCACACTCGCGACGCTTGACGAGATGCTGGTCGCTCTGGAGTGGCAGCGGTCGCAGGATCAGTGGTTGCGCGACGGCGGCAACTACATCCCGCACCCGACGACGTGGCTAAACGCCGAGCGCTGGGCCGACGAGCCCGTGCAGGCGCCGCAGCTTGCTGAGAAAAGCGTGCGCACGCTGCGCGCAATCTACGGGGGGCAGCGATGAACGCGCCGCGGAAAGCGCTGCAGGACGCGCTGGCGCTGCTCTGCGCGACGTTCAGAGTCGAGGTCGACACATGGCAGGTGCGCGCGTACGAGCGCGCCCTCGACGGCGTCGAGGACCGCTGGCTGCTGGCCGCAGCGGACCGTCTCATCGAACAGGCGGCCGCTGGCCGCAAGTTCTACGGGCTGCCCACAGCGCCGCAGCTCAAGGGCGCCATCGCCGAGGTCGTCGACGAGGCCCGCCAGCGCGCCGCCGCGCTGCTACTGGCCTCGTGCGAGCACCCGTCGCACTTCGAGTACGACGAGCAGGACCGCGTGCGCCGGTGCGCGTGCTACCGGCAGGCGATGAAAGCGATGGATGCCGTGGCTGCGCCGGTGGCGCTCCTACCGTCGTACACCGACGCGGAGGTGACCCGTGACATCTAGCGAATCGTTCGCGGCCTTCGTGCTCGGCGCAATGACGGGCGCCTTCGTGGCGTATCTCTGGACGTGGCGATTCGCGCGCCGGCTCGAAGCGCTGGGCGTGTCGCTTGCGCAGTACGACGCGTCCCACCGAGAGGCACGTCTATGACATGTGACTACCATCACCCGCGCGTCGAGTATGACGAGGGGCCGTGCCCGGTGTGCGTTCTTCGCGCGCTGGTGGACGACTACGTGGAAAACTTCGCGCGCTTCAACGCCTCGATGATGTCGCTGTGCCACGACACCGCGCGCGATCTACTACGGATCTCACACGATGCCGATGCCACTCGACATTGACACGCCCGCCGGCCGCGAGACGCTTGCGCACGAGCGCCGCGCGGCCGACATCTTCCGCCAGCACACTGGGCTGGACTACGCCGGCAGCCCGAAAGCGAGCCCGGCGCTGCTCGACGGCGTCGCGGTTGGTCGCGGCGAGCTGTGCTACGGGCTCGAAACGAAAGCGCGCCGCGTCACGCACGATGACTTGATGCGCACGTATCACGCGCGCTGGCTGTTGTCGTACAACAAGCTGACGGCGGCCCAGCGTTTTTCGTCTGTCATGCATGTGCCGGTCCTCGGCCTGCTGTACCTCGTCCCCGACGACGTCCTGCTCATCGTGCGTCTGACTCACCCTGACGCATCGCTGGCGGTCCGCTTTTGGTTCGAGCGGACCGAGACCAAGGCAAGCGTCAACGGGGGCTTGGCGCTGCGCGAGAACGCGTATATTGATGTGGCGCGCGCGCGGCCCATCACGATGTTGTCGCCGGCGCGCATTCTCGAGCCCGTTGACTAAAAACTATACAAGGAGCTCCGCGTCGATGAATCCACAGACAGCATCCATCTGTTTCGCTGAGTCTGATTTGATCGCGAGTGACTGGCCCGGCCGCGTGACCGTTCGGTCGCAAGTCGCAGACTCGCGCGTCAGTATCCTGCCGGACGGCTCGGTGTCCAGCCGGCCCAACAGCACCGAGGTGGGGCCGTGGGAGCTGGCGTACCGCGTCGGCAATAAACTGGTCTGGCGGTCGTCGCAGTATCCCACGGGCTCGTACGCCCTGCCGCTTGCCGAGGGCGTATGAACAGCCTGCTGCTGCTCGATAGCAGCGCGCCGGCGCCGCCTGTGTGGCGCCCGGCACCACGCGCATACCGCGGCAACATGTGCGGCATCTACATCGCCGGATTGCCGTCAATTCCGGGCGGATCGCGCAACCCTGACCTTTTTCTGTCATGGTTCTATGACCGCTACGATGCGCCCACGCGGGCACGAATTCGCGCCGAATACGCACGGCGTGGGTTTACTGACTGGCTGATGTCGTGGCCGGATTCACGAGCGATTGGAGCTACGCCTGAGAGTTTCGCGGCGACGTGTCGGGAGCTGTACGACGCCGGCTTCGACGTGACCTCGATGATGTGCTCGAAAGACTACGACCCATCGGACGTCGAGGAGCTGAAGCGCCGTATCGCCCCTGCGCTGCAAGCGTTGACGCGCGTGGCGGGTCGAATCAGCGTCGGCTGGGAGCTGTCCATTTGGCTGCAGCCGGTGCAGGTGCAAGCGCTCACGGATTGGATGGCGCCGCTCGTGACGCCGTGGGACGGCAAGTTGTACGTCCACTTCCAGCAGGGATACGCGAGCTTCGATGTCGATGGCCCCAACGCCAGTTTCGCTGGGTACTGGAACCGGAACGTTGGTAAGCTGACCGGCCTGCTGCACCAGCGAGTACAAGACGGGCCTGACCAGTGGGGCAAAGAAGAATATCAGGCGCGGCTGGTGGACATTCTGGAGCGGTTTGCTGGGAACTATGGCTGCTCACCGACGAGCGGGTTCGGCCATCCGTTCGACGTCATCGCGCTGGAGATTACAGCGATGGACGCCTACAACCGCAACATGCCTGAACCCGAACAGAACGCGTGGGCGGTGACGGCCGTCACAACGACACCCGTGCCGGGACCACTCGGCCCCGTGCGGGTCATGGGCGCCGGCAACGGCGTCGCATAGGAGACACCGATGAGCCCTTCCGCTCAGATCACGATGGTCACTGGCCTGCGCCTGACACTAGTGAACGTCTTCTCGATGTATGTGCGCGCGCACGCTGCGCACTGGAATGTCGAGGGCGCCGCGTTTCCCCAATTGCACGAGTTGTTCGGCTCGATCTACCAAGACGTCCACGAGTCTGTCGACCCGCTCGCGGAATTCCTGCGCGCGCATCAGGTCGAGGCGCCGTGTTCAGTGCTCGACTTCGCGAACGAGGCCGAGGGCATTCCGAATCTGACCGCCACGATGAGCGACACCGGCGGGTACACCGGCAAGGCGTTGCTGCAGAACCTGCAGGCGGTGAACGACCGCGTGATTGATGACCTGCAGAACCTCTACGAGGTCGCCGAGAAGGGTGGCGATTGCGGTCTTGCGAACTACGCGCAGGACCGTCTCATCGCGCACAACAAATGGGCGTGGCAGCTCCGAGCCACGCTCGGATGAGACGCGCGGCAAAGGTCGACGGGAATCAGGCGGTGATTGTGCAGACGTACCGCGACTGTGGTGCGCTGGTGCAGTCACTCGCTGCGCTCGGGCGCGGCGTGCCCGACCTGCTGGTCAGCATCGACGGCGTGCTCGCGCTGGTCGAGGTGAAGCAGAGGTCAGGGACGCTGACGCCTGCGCAGGTCAACTGGCACACGCACTGGGACGTCGCGGTCGTGCGCACCATCGACGACGTCGCGCGTCATGTGCAGCGCGTGCGTGCTACCGCCGCTGCTCGCGACGGTGTGTCTGAACCTTCTGCCACACCGACCACGCCAGACTGAGTACAGACGCGAGCGCGCCGACGAGCTGCATCTGCTCGTCCGCGCTCATCATCTCCGACATGCCGGCGAGCGCGAGCGCCCACCGGCATACAGCCGCGAGAATAGACACGGTGAGTGTCATCGGCGCTTCCGCTTGAAGATGCCGGCGATAGCCGACACGAGCTGCCACACCGTAACCTTCTTGGCCTCCTCTTTCACGGCAATCTTCGACTGCCGCCAGTACTCCTCGGGGTCCATCGAAGGCACGTCGCCCACTTTCACGTCTTCGGTCACTTGCGTCCTCCTGTACTCAGCATCTGGGTCAGCACCGATATCGCGCCGCCTGCAACAGCGCCCCACATACTCGCCGCGCGGCCCGGGCTGCGGTCCTCCAGTACCGACAGCCGCGTTTCGAGTTTGGCCACGCGTCCGTTCTGCTCACGCTGGAGGTCGACAAGCTGTCGCACGTCTTCCCGCAGCGGAATCATCACCGCCTCGAACAGCTCCTTCGACACCGGCGCGCTCATACCTCACGCCTGCGCCTGCGGGCGCGTCACGGTGAACCCCATCTGCGCACTCAGCGCTGGCAGGAGCGCGTCCGTAAAGGCGACAACCTGCGCCACGATGGTAGGGTCCGTGACAGGCTCGCGTCGCACGCCCACGGGCCCAAGCGCGTCGTCGACGAGTTCGACCACAGCGGTGAGGGCCGCGGCGCCAGTGACAGCGTCGATTTCCATTTCGGCCCGGTTCAAAATACCTGCGATCATTGGCGTCTCCTACGATGTGGCGTAGATGGCACAGATAGCCATATAGTCGCCGCTCGACCACACAAACGGCGTCGAGTTATTCCACCCGTTTGCGCTTTCTAAATCAGTCACACGACTGACGGCAAATGTGGACGCGCCATTGTTGAGTCCAATCGCACCCGTCGAGAGTCCTGTACCTACATGGTAGCCAGTCGCGTTTGACACAGGATACGTAGTGTATGGCGCACTCGCTGTATACGGCACACTATACGTAAACGAACCACCAGCCCCAAACGTCGTTGTGCTGCCAGCAGTTACTTTCATCTCGATGCGCACGTCAAGGCCGCGCACATAGTAGCGACCAGCGACCGTGCCGTTGCCGATGGTGATATTGGTCAATGCTGGCGTGTACGTGATAAAGCCGCCCTGCTCGTGACGGATCAGACGCCACCGGCCCGACGTGGAGTCGTAGACGTAGGTGGCGGTACCCACGACCGCCGCCAACGGCGTTGTCGAGCTGGTGATGATGTTGATCAGGCGGTTAGTCGCGGTGCTGCCGGCGGCTTGATGTGACAGGAACACATTGCCGGCGCCGATGCTGATGATGCTTAAGATGGCGCCGTCTACACCGCCCGAGACTCCAGTGATGGTCGCGTCGCTCGCGTTGTTCATGCGCAGCACCACTTCGACGCCGGGCCTGAACGTCAACCCGGTAGCGAGGTCGTTGATGGTGCCAGTGGTGGTCACGGTCGCCGACGCGCCGCCGGTTAAAGACACCGCCCCGACTGTCGTCGTGCCTGCCACCGTCAGGCCCGTCGTGACGTTGACGAGCGATGTGCTCACCGACACACGCTCGCCGCCGCCCACCTGCAGCGAGACGTTGTTGGCGCTCGATTCAGTCAGGTATGTGTCGCCGCCGCCATCCAAGTAGAACTTGTTGGTGGCGCCCATTGTCAGGCTGGTGGTGGCAGAGACGGCTGGCGCGGATACCGACGTGCTGCCTGCAAACACAGGCGCGCTCATCGACGACGTCGCCGTCACCGTCGTGAACGTCGGGTTTAGACCGAGCGCCGCCGGGTTGGGCGAGATAACCAGCGTGGACGCACTATCGGCGACGCCGACCACGCGCGCGTTGGTCCCCGGCGCCGGCGTCACCACGCCGCCGGCGGTTGTGCTCACGTAGTACGTGCTGCCGACAACCACCGCGCTGGCAGTGGTCGCGCGGCCTTGTACGCGAATAGACCCGCTCGCGCCAAGCGCAATAACGTCTGGCGTCATGCCAATCTGCGGGCCCGTCGAGGCGTACGCGAAATCGGCGTCGGCGAGATACCACTGGCCGGCGGTCTTCGAGCCCGAGCCATCCGATAAATACACTACCGCGTTCGCCGGCAGGTATTCGCCGGCCGTGCCCGGGATGTCGAGGTTGACGGAGAACGGCGCGACCGCACTGACGTTGTCCTGCGTCCAGACCACACTGTCGTTCGCGCCCGCGAGTACGAACTTGTAGGACGTGCCCGATAAAAACACCGTCGCGCGCCCTGCGGCATCAAGGATGATCGGGTTCGCGTTCGGTACCGACAGGGCGACGTCGCTGTAGGTGGTCTGTGGCGTCGTGGTGCCCGCCGCGTACGTGTATAGCTTGCCGCCTGATAGCGGGTCGCCGTTGTTGTCGTAGCCCACAAACTTGGGCGACGGCATGACTGTGCCGGTAGCCATTCAGTGCTCCTAGTTCTGCTGCGGCTGGGTGCTTGTCGACGCAAGGTACGGGGCCAGCCCCAGCGCGGCCAGCGCGGGCAGCACCTGCGCCGGGTCTTTCATCGCCCGGGCCAGCGCAGACACACCACCTTCCGAGATGATGCGCAACATGTTGAGATGATCCTGACGCGTGTTGGGGTCGGTTGAGTAGTAATCGAACAGCTTTGCGGCCGCGAGTTTCACGTCGCGCCCGTCGAGCGCGGATTGCTGCGCGCGCGACAACTCGTCGTACCCTCGCATCGCAAACTGCGTCACCGCCCCGGTGCCCTGCTGCTTCGACCACGGCACGGTCTGGTAGGCATCGTGTGAGATGTTTTTGCCGTCCGCAAACTTGAACCCTTGCTTCGGCACGTCCATGTAGCGCGAGGCGACGGTGGTCAGCACACGCTTCACCGTGTCGCGCTCGCTGCTCAACATCGGCTTCCCGTCGACACGGATCAGGTCAAGCCCGTCTTCGTGCGCGATCAGGTCGTAATCGGGATCGGCGCCCTCGGCGCCCAGTTCTCTGAGCGCGGCCTTTACCTCGGGCACGATGGCCGCGACGCCGTCGCGCGGCATTCGCTTGTTCATCGGCATGCGGACCGCGTCGATTTCGCCTTCGAGCAGCGGCTGCTTGGGCGTGCCAAACGCCAGCGCGGAATGCACGGTCGCTTTCTGCCCCGTCATAGCCCCCTGCAGGCGTCCCGCCATCTCGATAGCGCCTTCCTGCTTCGGGTTGATACGGATGCCCTCGTCGCCCTCACCACGCGCGCTCTTCGGGAGTTTCCCGGCCTGCACGCGTACGGGGTACACGGCGCTGCGATTCAGCTCCACGGGGCGCCCCTCTGGCGCATAGTACCCCGTGCCCGAGCGTGTCTCGCCGACGCGCCCCGGGAGCATCGCGTCGAGCATCACGCTGCGCCCACCTGCGTTCGTCAGCGGATTTAGCACTTTGCCAGAGGCCGAGTCCTGCTGCTTCTGTGTCATGCTCGCGTCCCACGCGGCCGGGTTCACGCCGGTGGTCATCCCGGGGCGCCCTTCCATAGGGAGAGCCGCTACGACCGACCCCGCGCGCGGCGTGCCGGCTTTCAGGTCCGCGTTGATGTCGCGCATTGCCTTCAGCGCATCGAGGCGGTCGGCGCTACGGAGCAGCCATTGCTTCTGGATAGCTGTCGGCGCGGCGATAGTGCGCGCCACACCCTGCAATCCCTTCAGTCGAGCCGCAGGGTCCATGCCCGGCATCGACTGCAAGATGCGCGCGTACGGCAGTGATTCATCCTGCAACAGCGACGAGAAGTCGGGCGTCGCGAGGATGTCTTTCTCGGAGAGGAGCCCCTTCTCAATAACCTCGCGCGCTGTGACGCGGCGGCCCTCCAGCGCACTCAGCTCGTCGGCCTTCTCGTACAGTGCCTTGCCCCAGCTCCACGCCGTCTCCTGCGCCTCGGACGCTGAGATGCCCAGCTTCGCGGCCGCTTCGCGGAGGAGGGCTGTGCCGGCAAGGTACCCTTCGCTCATGCCCGGGTTCCCCGCCTCCAACTTCTTGGGACCACTGCCGAACGCCCTCTGCACCACGCCAAAGATGTTGGACATCCACGCGTCCATCGTGGCCGCTTGGCGTGGGTCCATGCCGCCGCCCTCGACGAGCACGCGCGGGCGAGACCGCAGGTTCGCCCAGAAGCTGTCGACCTTCGGGCCGCTCAGTGTCCCGTTCATTTTCTCTTGGATGGCCGCGACCGTGTTATTACGCCACGCGTTGAGGACAGACGCGTCGCCTTTATTGCCCTGCACACTGCGGCCCATGACCGTTACGATGCTGGCCTCGTCCCTCGGGCGTCCGGCTTTTACCCAATTGACATAGATGTTGAGCGCGTTGGACAGATTGCTTTCCACGCTCGTCTGCGGCGATGTTGCCGCAAGGATGCCCGTGAACACATCAGCGTCGGACCCAAAGACCAATTCGATAGCCTTGCGACTGTTCTCGTACCAACCTTGTTTGGTACGCCCACCGAGGATGGTGCCGATGACGTCGTCGACCTTCGGCATACGCTCGCGCCAGTATTGCAGCTCAGTCAGGCGCTCTTCGGCGTTGTTGCCGGTGAACAGCGCCTCGATCTCGTCGGGGTGCAGATGCTTCAGCGTGTTCTTGGCAGCCGGCACGGCCTTCAACGCGTTGACCAGTTTGGCGCCCACTTTCGCCGGGAGCGACTTCACGACAGCCGGCACGCTGGTCGGCGTCCATGCGCCCGAGTTCGCCGGGTACTCGAATGGCACGCCCGGCGCCGTGGTCTCGGTGCCCGTGGCCCGTGGGGCCACCGCTGGTGGCGTGGGCTCGCCCTGCGCAAGCGCGGCGAGCGAATTCGGGGTGACGTCGGATGGCGCCTCGGTGGTCGTGTCGAGACGGCGCGCGCGCGCCCCAGCGACATCACCCACCGCGCCAGTCTCGTCGGCGGCGTTCAGCGGAGACCCGTGCGCCAGCGCGCCGGCGCCCATACCGCCAAGCGCGCCACCCGCAATCCCGAGCGCGCGCTGCGCGTCCGGGCTCAGGCCCGCCATGCGCGCGGCCTCGGCGGCGCCCATACTCGCCACCGCGCCAGCCGGGATGCCGGCCGCGAGGCCCGCGAGGGTGCGCCTCGGTGCCTCACGCAGCGCGGCGCCCATTGCGCCGCCACCGCTGACGCCGGCAAGGTCGAGCGCGGACAACCCCGCCTCGGCCGCCGCCGACAGGTAGTTGCCGCGGCGCACGTCCTCGACCGCGTCCATGCCCGACATGCCGCCGGGCATCACGCGCACCGCGCCTTCGGCCATCCCGGCGCCGGCGCCGCCGAGCATAGCGCTCCGCACGGCCGGGTCGCCGCCGCGGTAGTTCTGGTAGATATCACGGAGCGCTGGGCCGATGTCGGCGCCGTGGCGCAGCAGCGCCCCGTACCCGGCGCCGGCGGCGTTGCCAATCACCGCGCCCGGCGTCCCGCCGACGACGCTGCCCAGCGTCGTGCCGGCCATCGGCATGAAGTTGCTGGCCATGTCAGCCAGCGACATGCGCCCAGACAGGCCCGCGGAGGCGTCTGCGGGCGCCTGTGCGGCCGCAAGCTGCTCGTCGGTAGGGACGACAGCGTGCGAGCGGAAAGTGGGCTCTGAGAGCCCCGCAGCGGCATCCGCGTCGGCCTGCTGCGCCTGCCACGCGCGGAAGGCGGCGACATACGACGCCTCGTCCGGGTAGTCCTGCGGCCGCGGACGTCCGTCCTCGTCGCTGTATAGGCTCAGGTTGAAGCTCGACCCGTCGTACGACGGGTCGATGTCTGACACACTGAACGTGCGGCTGGTGATCGGCATGGTCTACTCGCGGACCGGCACGCCAACGAACGTGCCATCGGAATTGATTTTGGTGACGCGGTGCTTGGTGCCCCCCACCGGCACCACGTCGCCGATGGAAATGGGCGCGCGCTGCGTCGGTGTGGGCGCCAGTGTCGCACGCACGGCGGCCGGCGCTGTAGCGATAATGCGCGACGCGAGGTGCGCGGCCTCGACGACGTTGCCATTCCCCAGCGCGGTCGCGAGCGCGGCCTTCGCGGGGCCAGACGCGGTCGTGCGAAACCACGGCGACTGCATCAGGCGCATCGCCATGTTGCCCGCGCCGGCGGCCAACGCGCTGACCATCGCCGTCGTCGCGGTGTCGGCGCCGCGCGCCGCGGAGGCGCCGAGCCCCACGAGCGCGGACGTGCCTGTCGCCATCTGCTGCGCGAGGCTTTGCCCCTGCGAGCCGGTGCGCACGTCGGTGGCGGTCAACACCTTGCGCAAGGCGTTCCAGTGTCCGAATTGCTCGTTGAGCGAGCCGAGGCCCGGCACGAGCGGCTCGATAAGCCCACGCAGGGCGTCGGCGCCAGACTTGAACACCGCGGCGGATTCACGCTCAGGACGCGGCGACAGCGAATTCGTGCCGTACACAATGTCGTCCCACAGGATTTTGATGCGCTGGGCCTCATCGACCGGGATGTCCGAACCGTAGCCAGCGATATAGTCCTTGAGCTGTTTGAGCTGGTCGACCTTGGCCTCGAACCCAAACACGGGGTCTAGTGCGGTAGGCTTCGCCGGGTTGGGTCGCGTGAACTTCGCAATGACGCCGTCGATGATCGCATTCACGTCGGCCGAGGGCACGGCGGCGCCTTGCTGCGCGGCCGTGTCGACGACGGTTCGGATTTGCGGCCCCAGCGTGGCGTCGGTTTGCGCGATGGCCCGCTGTAGCAGTTCGTCGCGTGTGCCGCTGATGCCGTTTTCCAACATCCACGGCGCCACCTCTTGGGCTTCACGCTTCAGCGCTGTCTGCGTCGCGCCGAGCGCCTGCGCGACTTCGTGTTCAGCCGAGCGCTGTAGCCGCGGCCCCATGTTTGCGATAGTCGTCCTCGACGGCAGTGCCGCGCCCAGCGCGCCGCTCGCCGCCGCCATCACCGGACTGCGGCTCTGCGCGAACGCGAGGCCGGCGTCCCACGCCCCTTTAGCGAGGCGCCCCTCGGCCGGCCCGGGCACCAAGAATTCCAGCATCTGCTCTGCGGTCTGCCCGTACTTCTCGCCGCGGTTCGCCGGCATCGTGATGGACGGGCGCCCCTCGGCGGCGTTCCACTGCGATTCGGGAATCCATTGCGGGCGTGAGACCGGCGTGCCCGCGCCGAGGCTGTAGCCGCGCGCCAGCGCCCGCGAAGGCGTCACCATCTCCGACACGCCAAACGCGGTGTTCACGAGCCCCTTGCCGGCACCCACGAGCACATCGCGCGCTGTCATCGGCGCCTCGGGCGTCGGCAGCGTCGCTTCGCTTCGGAAGTCGGGTAGGCGCTCGGTCTCAGATAGACGCCACGCGTCGAACGCTTTGTTGGATACGTCGTCGGGCAGGTTCATTCCGCCAATGATTTGCACCGCTTCCTCAGATGACGTCGCTGAGAAGAGTTTGTCGCGCTGGCTGTCGTTGAACGGAAGCTGCAGGAACAGCTCCGCGGCGGATTGCGGCACTACTTGCCCCCCTTCTGCTGCTTCCGCACATCGTCCCAATTCGGCGGCACCTTCTCGTTCGCATTACCCGGCTGGTCATATACATTCATGTACAGCTCGGGGTGCTTGGGATACATCGCCTCTGCTGGAATACCCGTCGATGCGGTCGCAGACGCCGCCAAGCTGTCGCGGAAGTTGCGCTGCATCTGTTGCGCGTTCGACATGCGTGTCTGCGCCTGCGCGTACAGCGTGCGCCGCTGCTCAGGCGTGAGAAGCTGGAACTGGTCGCCACCCGAGCCCGACAGCCAGTTGTTGAACTGCGTCCGAATGCTTTCGGGCACGCTGCGCGCGTTCTCGACCGTCATCTTCTCGCCGTTCAGCACGGCGCTGTTCGGGTCGTTCATCTTCACGCTGGCGTAGATCATCGCGAGGTCGCTCGCGCCGGTCGGCACCGCCATCGTGCCAGCGCTCCGAATCGTGTTGAACGCGTTTGCCGTGTTGAAGAACTGCGTTGTCTGCGGCGCGCTGAGATACGCATTCTGGTATCCGGCCGCGATGCGCTGCTGGACTTCGTTCAAGTTGAACTGGCCGTACCCGATGGTCTGCGCGTTCGGTCGGATGGTCGCCTGCCACTGCGCGAAGTCAGCGCGCGTGCCGCTCGGATGCGTCAGCCTCCAGTCCGCGAAAGTCTTGTCTTCGTCGGTCGGCCGCGGCGGCGCCGTGTACGCCCCGATAGTCGCGCCCTGCCCTTCCCAGAACGACGCGCGCTGGCGCCACAGCTCTGGGTCTGTGATCTGCGACAGCTCCGAGGCCGCACTTTGACTCGCGACGCGCTGCTGCTCCTTGAGCTGGTCGGCTTCCATTTGCCGGCGCTGCTCGTAGGTGGGCTGCAGCTCGTAGGCGGCCGCACGGTCCTGCCACGAGCGGAACTGGTCGTCTGGTGATGGACCGGGCGCCTCGCCCGTCACCGTGTCGGCCGGCAGCATCCGTTCGATGCCCGTGTCGTATCCGAATCGAACGGCCGAGGGCGTCCCCGCGAACATCGACCTGAACATGTCGGGGTCGATGCGGTCCTTCGGGTTCATGCCGGCCACGATCTGCGTGGCGAACGCATCGCGGCGCGTCTGCTCCTCGCGTTTCATCTGAGCGGTCTGCTGCGCAAGACGCGCGCGCTCGACCGCCTTGCTCTGTTCAAGCTGGTCTTGTTCGAAGCGCATCTTCGCGTCGAACTGGCGCACGCCCTCGGCGCGCGTCGCGGCGTCGAGCTCAAGCTTCTTCGCCACGTCACGGTTCTGCGCAATGTCCGCCAGCGTCGCCGTGAAAGTCTTGCCGATGTTGCCCCAGCGCTGCGCCTCGACATCGCCGCGGCGGCGCATTTCGGCCGCCATCGCCAGCTCCTGTTTCAGACGCGAGTCGACAAGCTGCTGCTGCCACTGCTGTAGACCAGCTCCCGGTGTGTACGGTTGCGGGACGTAGATACCTGCCACGGGCGTCTCCTACATCATCGACGTGCCGACTTTGTACTTCATCATGTCCCAATCGTTCGAGCGATCAGCCATGTACTTCCAATAGTCCCACGCGTTCTTGCTCGCTGTCTCGGTGGACGCCAGTTTCGACTTGTACAGGTCCTGCGCGTTCGTTTGCATCCCAAGGTTGCGGTCGCGCATCGCCCCGTAGTTGGTGTCCCACGCGGTCTTGGCGCCTTCGAGCCCCGTCTGGTAGCCGCGCAGCGCTTGATCGAACGCGTTGGCGCCTTCCTGCGACGCGAAGTTGCCGGCGTAGTCGATCAGTCCCTTCATCGTGCCGCCCGTGCGCGCGATACCTTTCGAGATGGCGGCGTTCTGCATCGCGCCGAGCCCCTGCTGCAGGCGGAACTGGTAGCCGGGGTCGCTCTGCAGGTTGGAGTAGATGCTCTCGCGCGTCGGGGCCGCACCGTAGTTGAACGGGGTTGGCGTTTCCCACGCCGCCGCCTGATACTCGGGTAGTTCGCGGTAGGCGGGCTTCGAGGCCCAGTCGAACGGCGTGCCCGTCGTCGACGGGGCTACCGCTGCCGTGTTGCCGCCGCCGCCGCCGCCGCCGGTACCTGTCGTCGTCGTAGTTGTCGTCGGCGATGTGCTCGGCGCGGTCGGCGGTGGCGTGGTCGACGGTGGCGTGGTCGACGCGTATGGGTCGGTCGGCGAGTCAGGCACGCCCTGCTGCGCAGGCGTCATCGTGCTGCCGTCCGGGTTGGTCGGGATGTAACGCGGTTTGCCAGCCCCCCCCCATGTCGGGTCGACTTTGTACGTGTACTGCGGGTCTACAACCCACTGCGTGCCGTCCCAGAGGTACGCACGCCCATCGTCAGGCGGCGCGCCTACTGGCGCGGAACCGGCGTTGTAAGCGTACGGGTCATCCCATGTGGCCATCGTGCTCTCCTATCGCGCGATTGCGCCGAGGCGCAGCGCTTCGTTGATGTACGGCTGCCGGCGCGCCTGCTGTTCGGCGTACGCCGCCATCTGCGACGCGTACCGCGCGTTGGCGGCCTCGCGGTCGAGACGGTCCTGCTCCTGCTGCGCGGCCCAGCGCTCTTTGTCCAGCGCAAGCGCGTCCTGATAGTGCCGCTCGCTCTGCTCGTAGGCGCGCTGCGCGGCTGCCTGCTCGGCCGCAGAGGCCGCGGTGTTCGCACGTTCTTGCGCCGACAGCGCGCGGTTGCCGGTGTAGATGTTGGTTGCCCCGGCCACCAGCGGCGTGAGTCCCTGCGACCCAAACAGATTGGAGAACTTCGCCAGTGACATGCCCCCGCGCTGCGG